GACCACCATCACGTGATTGGTATTTATCACTGACTTGATGTGTCAATCTTTGATAATATGTTGGACCTATAAAATAATTGACTTTCATCATTTCACCAGTCATACCATTATATAATACTTCACTACCACGTCCTTCAAAACCTATACTTTCTAATACATCACCTAATAAATCTTTATTGACTTCACTAAATGCGGCTACTTCTGAAAATAATCCTTTTTCAATACAAGCTTTACCAGTTACAACTTCTAAAAATTGTGCGATTGTCATACGACTTGGAAAAGCGTGCGCATTTACTATTAAATCAGGTTGTATACCTCTCTTTGATACAGGCATATCGTACGGTTGTAATAACATACCAACAGTTCCTTTTTGACCAAAGCGAGAGCAGAATTTATCACCTAATTCAGGTTTTTTATCTTTACGAATACGAACTTTCACATATCTTTGTTCATCATTACCTAAATTAGAATAAACTTTATCAACAAAACCGTCTTCATTTAAACGAACAAAATCACTATTATCTGTATATAAATCATTACCATTACTATCTTTTTCACCAGTTAATACACATTTTCCTATTAAAATATCATTTTCATCTATTTTTAATCCTTCCAATATTAGACCATCATCACCTAATTTAGAATAATTACCTGATTTTAGATTGGTTGTATAACGTGGATCTGGTTTCATTATTTTTTCACGAATTTTATTATTCTCTATTTCATCTCTACCTGAATAAGTTCTATATTTAACAGTCCTAAATAAGCCTCTTTCAACAGAAGCTTTATTGAATATAATAGAATCTTCTTGATTATATCCAGTGAAACAACCTATAGCAACTATAGCATTTATACCATTTGGTAATTCATTAGTAAATAAGTATTTTTCTAATTTATTCTTTACAACAGAACGTTGTGGATAATACATTATTTGACCTTTAGTGTCCATACGCGTCCTAAAGTTACTTGCGTATAGACCCAATGCTTGTTTAGATTGTCCAACAGCATATAAGTGACGTGGTCCTTGGTTCATTTCAATAAATGGAATACAATTTGCTAATAATCCTAATATTAATGATGGATGTATTTCACAATAATTATATGGATATTCTTTCATAGATAAATCGTGAATAGTTACAGCAACCATAGCAGTATCTTCTTCATCTTTATCAATATATTCAATAACACCTTCTAATTGTTCTAATTCAGTTTCTGAATATTTGGCTTGTTCTTCTAAATAATATCGTTCATCTTGATCATTTAATGGTTTAGTAATATCTCTAAAGCCACTAATTAGATGGTCCCATTTAATATCACCATCCATTAAAGCTTGTATAATACTTCGTCCATTCATATCACCAACTAATGGTTTAAATATATTCAATTCATTATTAGAATTAACTGTTAATACAGGACGGATACCTCTACCAGAATCAGTAGTAATTTTAATATGATTTTTTAAACTATTGAATGTTATAGAAGTATACACATTTATTATAGCATTTCGTTTTAATAACTTCATAGTTCTATAAAATGCTAATGGTTCTCTAACATAACCTACAATACGTTCATTTAAGAATATTCGTGTGTATTTATAACTATCACTATCCACTTGATCAATACTTTCCATACCATTAGTATATAAACATCTCAATAAGTTCATTGAGTTAGTTCCTGAACTGATTATAGCAAAAATTGATAAGTTTTTTCTCAAACCAATATTACCACCATCAGGAGTTTCGGATGGACACATTATACCCCAAGATGAGGGATGTAATGCGTGTGGAGGTCTAACTTTAGCACTGCTTGATAAAGGAGTATTAATACGACGTAAGTGTGATACGAATCCAACATAACTTAAGCGAGCTAAATCTTGAACGACACCTTCTTTATTACCAGGAGCATTTTTAAGACCCCACGCTGATTTAAAAGCATATGTGAAACCATCATTGACGATATCTTGATTAATAATTTTATTTACTGATATGATAGAACTGGTGTCATCCGCTGCATTTGAGCCAACTAAACGATAAATATTATATTTTTTCATTTTAATATCAGGTGGAAAGTTGAGCCAAAATAGATTATCTTTTAATGTATTTGTATCTTCACTTTGCCAAAAGTTATCTTTATCGTGTTTATTATGATTAATATTACAAACTTCTATTAATCTATTTTTTACACGAAAATATAAATCACGAAATAATGTTGATATTAAAAATCCTGCTAAATCTACACGTTTATACATATAACTATCTCTATCCGTATATGGTTTTATACCTAATACAGTTTCTATTAATTCACGTGTCATATGACCTAAATAATAAGCTTTATGTATATTCAATTGACCACAATGTGGTAAGAAGTAGTCTTTTAAAATAACATCTAAACAAGCTAAACGTGTTGCTTCATTAGTTATTGATGGACTGACTACACGTGGATCTATTAGTGTAGATAAGAACATCAATGCTTCATATTGAGACATAATTAAGCAGCGATGAGTAATATGTATATTATCTTTATCATCTGGATTAAAATATGGAAAAACTTTTTTAATTGGGACATATTTCCATATTTCGGTTCCAAATAAATCAGCATTTTTCATACTTGGAAATAAAAAATCTATCATTCTTTTACCTAATGTATTATCTAAATCACCTATTATCATTTTCAATATTTCTTCATCACTTATTACACCTAATGCCCTAAATACAATAAATAGGGGTATAGGTAATGATGTAAATGTTTCATTACTCTTTTTTACGCCAATTTGTGGAATTTCAACATATATACCATCTTTCCTATAATAAATATTACTCAGTTTCTTATCTTTTTTATCATCAGTACATATAGATAAAGCTGTTATACGAGCTGGTTGAAACTTATTTTCAGGAACAGAACGAACATTCGCTGTAGCATAAAACTTACTATTAGTATCAGTTATTTTACTAACATAAATCTTATTTTCAATTTGTCTCTCTTGTGCTATAATAACTTTTTCTTTACCATCTATAATAAAATAACCACCGTGGTCATACGGACATTCACCCATAAGATGTAATGTATCATATTTCATACCATATAAACTACATATTTTACTTTGTAACATAATTGGTATATTTCCTAAAGTTATATTACGAAAACGACGGATTACTCGTGGTTGTCCGGGATCATTAACAATATATTCAATTATAACATCTGTTTGAATTTCAGTTCTATAGGTTAAGTTTTTTAGGCGAGCTTCATTTGGATATAAAGGTTTTCTATTAACAGAAAAACCTTGTTCTGTTCTTTCAATTTCCTGAATAATAGGTTTCGCTATAAAAATATTATTAGCATCATTAATGACAACGGCATTATCCATTGTTTTGAAGGTTGTAAGTATTTGATTATTTTCATTAACTTCATCATCAATAATTACAACAGTTTCTTTTTCTTCATTATTGACTTTTTTAATTGAACCACCTACTGTAACACGTAATTCATATAAATATTTATTATCTTCTAAAGGGTTATATGATAATATGAGCGGATTAAATTGACGAATAGTTTTTGGTATATTAATTTCTAAAAAGCGATTAAATGAGTCTAATTGGTTTTTACATAAATAATTATCAGTATTTTTGAAATATGAATCAATGATAGACCATAAATGAGTCTCCCATTTATTAACTATGTTTTCAACATCCATATTGATTCAAATTAATATAATATATAACTATATTCTATTTTTTTATATAGAATAGAATATGATTATCTCCAAAAATTATAATTTTTACTTATAGGACTATTTAAACTCATTGAAAAACTATTATACATTTTATTAATACGATGTTTTATTGTAGTTTCATCTATACTTGAATTTTCTTTCATATAATTTAATAGATTTATAGTGTCCCACTTTTTATTCTTTTGTTCATATATTATAGTCTCATCTACATCCACTTCCTTTATCAAATATAAATCACGTAATCTTGGTATATTATTACCCAATTTAACATTTTCTCTATTATTTAATACTGATTCTATTCGCTGATATTCCATTATATCCATATATATTTCAGTGGGTGTATATCCCTTTGGTCTTTGTATATAATCATTACCTAATAAGATACACATATCAATAAATGAATCATATGATATATTCATTTCAGTAAGAATATTATCTAAATAATAGACATCAACCATATCATCTCTATTACTAAAATTTCGTAAAACTATTTTAGCTCCACAAGCAATAGTATCCATATCTTCTGATACAACTCCGCTAACGAGACCCATATGATTCAATTTAGCACAATATTGTTCTGCTTCACTTGTAGCTTCTATATATGAGACACCCATTAAATCAAATAGTTCTTTAGTAGATTGTATAATATCAATACTAACAAATACTATACGTTTTTCAATATTAGAAATTTCATCTTTTATTTCTTGTCCATCATCACTATTAATTGATTGTGATTTTAAATCCAATATTCGGTCGTGTAATTTCTGTTTAGCTTCTCTTCTTTGGATTATTGTATTTGTCTTTTCAGTTGGTGGTTTTCCATCAAATATAAATATAGGTGTTATTCCAAATTTCTTAAATTTATTTACCATAAAAAACATCCCATCTATATGATTACTTTTACCATACAAATATTTATACAAATAAACATTTGTATCTACAGCAAAAGTCATTCCGTTAAATACAGATAGATGTTGTCTTAATTTACCATTTGGACTATATTTTTCAATTAATGAGTTCAAATTTTTAACACCCATATCTTATTATAAATTGACAATTATTTATGTCTATTTATACATCATATCCTAAATATGATAATTTCGCACTCTTACAATTATTCTTCATTTCTATAAATTTTCCATTTAATTCCTTACGAATATCACTATATAATTCATCTGCTTTTTCTTTAGTAAATTTTATACCAATTGGATATTTTGTTATAAAATCATCCATATTTAATGTTCCATATTTAAATACATAATATGATAAAGCTGATGTATGCTGAACCCACGTATGAATACTAATACTATCTATATCCGGTATACTAAGTTGATATAATAGTTGTTGAACCATACATAATATGTGTTCTTTCTCTTTTTTTAATAAACTTTTTAAAGATAATTTTGGTTCTATAATATGCGTCATTATTATTAATAATATAATAGCCCACGTATCAGTATATGTTTCAAATAAATTGATATGATTAAAAATATTATAATCTAATGATATTTTCATATGTGTGGATGACCATATTTTATTATCCATCGCACTATCTAATAATAAATAGTGTATCAATTCGTGTAATAATAATCTATTATATTCTTCTTTACGATATATGAGAATATATTTATCTTTACCGTGTGATGTAAAACCTGAATTAATAACTTCAGGAGTTAAATTACGTTCATTCCATTCTTTTTTAAACTTTGTAGGATAAAAATGTATAATAACTTTATTATTTGTTGTTTTAACATAGTCCATTAATGATAACATCATTATAACATTCAAATATAAGATATCATAATCGTTATTGTTCCATATATTATATTCTTTATTTGTAGTAGTAAATAAATTAATTAGAATAGTATTGCGACCATTATTGTATGTAATAGTTTCTTTATTAGTGAAGAATTGATTAATAATAGGAACATAGTTATTAGATATAAAGTATGAATTAAGGTCTATGGGATTATTAATATGAATTTTTTTAGTTTTATTTATAGAAGCATCTTTCATATTTTTATTAAATAAAGGTTGAATATCATAAAAAACTGTCATTAGATGTATATATATTTTATTCATTAAATATATCATAAATTGATAATATTTTATCTGGTTGTTTATTAATAAAATCGTGTGTTACTGTAACATATTCATTATAATAAATATTATTAATAAATGTTAATATGACATATATATTACCATAATTATTAATAGTTGGATTCCAAATACCAATATTATTAAATAAATAGATATTAGAAGTAGAATCAACTTTTATAGAAAATTGTAAATTGTTATTATTGATAAATGGATGATTTATTGATATTATATTATCAATAGATTTAACTGATATATCATTTATTTCTAATAATAAATCATATTTGTTAATTCTTTTAAATCCGGATAAAAAATTATCTATAAAATAGAATTCATGAATAGTATTATTGTATTTTATTGAAATATTTTGATATTTAAGGTCAAAAGTATTAATAAATTGATTATTTATAAAAAGTTCAATTGATGAATATTTAGTAAGAAAGTCAATTGAACATTCAATATTATACTGTTCTTTTAATTCATCATCATTTATATATAAATTATAAATTTTGTGATTAGTAATAGAACATTTTCTTTCTAAATATTGTTTAACTAAGCTAGTACCAGTTTTAATTAAATCATATTTAGGTATATTAATAATTTGTTTCCATAAATCTGAAATATTTGAACTATTTGGAGATAATAATGACAATGTATCGTGTATAATATCAGCCAAATCATTATCATAATGCGAAAGTATTTCTCTTAATAAATCAACAGGTGATTGTAATATAGTATTATTAATATCATTGTTAGAAGAAGAAATAAATTGATATGCTTCATTAATTTCACGAAAGCGGTCCCCGTGTTCTTTATTTTTATCAGGATGATATTTTAGTGCTAATTTAAGATATTGTTTGCGTATATATTTGATATCATCATTAGGTGAACATTCTAATATTTTGTAATATTGTTCATACATTATGTTGAAGAAATAGCTTTTTAACTTTAAATACCAAAAATTCTATAATGATAATATTATATTCAATTTTAATGATACCAACTTCAATATTATTAGCATCTTGAATAAATGATTGTTTAGACGATATTGGTATATCAGGATGTTTCATAACATAGTCAACAATATTACTAAATATATCTCTAATCTGTATATTTGATAATAATAAGTCATATAATATAGCACGTATAGTTTTAATGGATGTGATACTACGTTCTTTTATATGTGGAATAAGTGTATTAATAATGGATTTTATGTTAGGTGTTTGTAATATTTCGTTTAATTTAGTGTCAGTTAATAATGAATTCGCATTTGTATCTATGGATTGTTTAATATATGGTAATAGATTACATAGGTTAAATAAATTATAATTAGTGTATTCTATAATTTTATCAATTTGTGTATTATGTAGTGATGGATATGAATATTGGATATATTTATATACCATATTTTTAGCAGGCGATGGAACTCTTATTTCAATTAAGCGTGATTTAAAGCAACTATACATAGATTGTATATTATTAGCTATAAATATGAAGCGTGTAGTTAATATATATTTATCCATAAGTGATAATAATGTTTTTTGTGTGTCAATAGATAGTCTATCAATATGATGTAATACTATAATATGGAATGAGTTATCAATAGTTTTATATTCAACTATTTTTTGTATATAATTGATAATAACATCCGCATCACATAATCCATACTCAGATAGATTGAATTCAAAGTGATATGGTGTTTGAACATAATTAATGGGAATGAGATTACCATTAACAGTTATATCATCAAACTTGATGTTTCTATATTTTTGAATTGGATTATTATTATTATGAATATTATTTATCATTGCGTATATTAGGGTTTTTTTACCTGAGGAGGTTGGGCCATAAAATATCATATGAGGTACATATTGATTAAAAGCAGTTAATTTAAGAGCAATATTTTTATGAATGATGAAGTCATTAAGATACAAGGGTGTATTCATTTATGTAAAATAAAAATAATTGTTTTCTTTATATCACATAAGTATGAATATACATATTTATGAGATAATAGGTTATTTGTTGATATGTAATGTGAAAGAAGAAGAGATAATTGATTTATTGAAAAACAATATTCAAAACAAGCTATCTAATATTATAATGAATAAATTACTTTATTTAGATGATGTTGTCTGTTGTGTTGATGACGGTCCTACATCACCTTTAGGACCAGGTGGACCAGGAGGACCAGGTGGACCTTGATTATTGCGTAATTTACGATAAATATATAGAATGAAGACTATAGATAGTATATTAATGATAAGATTAAAGAATAATAGATTGGTTAATTTTTCATTATCCATAACAGGGAACATATTTTTTTATAATATTATTTGAATATTTTTTTGAAGAAAAATAATGTATGTTATTTCTAAATGGAAAATTCTAAAGGATTATATGGATTAGATATGTTAGCGAATCAATATAGAAAAAAGAGAGAAGAAAAGAAGGATGATGATGAGCAAGTATGGTATACTGATAAATTAGAAGATTTTAGAAAAACGATGATGAATAGACTTAAGGTATATGATCCTTATATGAATAAAACAGATCCAATAGATTATGTAATGTATAATCTATGGTTGAGTTATAATTGGGGTGATTTATCATTACAACAATTATATGATAAGAAGAAATAATCGTGGTATATAATATAATAATGATAGCAGGAGTTAGAAGAACAATGCCTTTATGTGGTAAGAGACGTTCTCGTCGTAATAGTAAAAGAATGAGTGGTGGTGGTAATGGATATTTTTTAGATCCACGTTTAGAACAAATAGCAGGTCAAGCGGTAGTTGTTGGATATGATAGTCGTGTTCCACCAGTATTTAATGGTGAATTAATGAGTGGTTCATTAGTGATGAAAGGAGGTAAAAGAAAATCAAAGAGACGTTCAAGTAAGAATAAGAGAAAGTCATCAAAGAGACGTCACCGATGAGTTAATGGAGGTAATTGAAGTTTATATGATGGATTAGGTTCGCTATGGCGTCTTGATGAAACAGTGATTTTATTAATATTAGAGTCACTATGACGTTTATTTATATTGAGAGGTGGTAAAGTTAAAGTATATTTAAGATGAAATTTATTAATTTTGTCAATTTGGTTATCAATATTACCTGAAATATCATTATATATTTGAATAATATTTTCTTCAATACGATTTGATGAATTTATTATATTTTTTATATTATTTAAAGTCATACCGGATTTAGATATTAGGAAATCATTTGCTGCTAATTCTATTGCTGTAGGTCTGAATTTAATATTTTTATTCAATAAGTTTTCTAAGAGACTATTCCATTCTTTTCTATCATTAATAGGTTTAAAATTTTCATTACTTATTAAATAGGCAAGTCGTAATATATTGTTAGCAGAATAAGGTACTTCATATGTCAGCATATTATACAATATACAACCTAATGACCATATATCAGTAAGTTCATTATAGCCATCACCTGAATATGTTTCGGGGCTCATATATAGTGGACTGCCTATACACGAGTGTAATAGATTATTATCGGGAAAGAATTTAGCGATGCCAAGGTCTCCAATTTTAACATTCCAGTTATTATCAAAGAATATGTTGGATGGTTTAAGGTCACGATGAACTATATGATATTTATGTAAGTAGGTTAGTCCTAAAATGATTTGGAGTATAGTTTTGGAGATGAAGTTATTATTTAGTTTTTTATTATTTTTTTTATTAATATCAATTAATGATTGTAGGTCACCATTTGACGCATATTCTGATATAATATAAACATGTTCATTATATATGAATGAATCAATATATTTTATGATATATGGACTTGTATTACATTTTTGAATACATATTTCCATAACGAGTTGTTCTTGTTCTTTATCTGAAAGATTGTGTAAATACATATCTTTCAAAGCAAGTATTTGATGAGTTGAGGTGTGTTCAACACGATATACTATACCGTGTGTTCCTGAGCCAATTTTATCAAGGATACGATAATTACGTATCATAAGTTTATTATATACGTATATTTCTTAATAATGGAGCGCTTGATATAATGATTGAAGTAGCACTAATAATTTCATCTTTAAATATTAATGCTATTAGAAGACCTACAAATATACAAGCACAATATCCCATATAAACACCTTGCCACGTATATCTAGAGCATAATTCGCACATCATTCTACATAGAACAAAGCCTGCCGCGAGGGCTACAATAAGAAAAAATGGAATAATTAAATAGAATTCAGTCATATTTTATTTATAATATATATTTGTAAATAAAATAAGTATTAAATGGTTGTAGATGATACCGTTGTATTGTTATTGGAATTTGTATACCACATATATAATGTAAATGATAAAAATATAATAACAAATATTGATATTATAGCTAATATAACCGCTACTGTAGTACTTACATTTAGTTTTTCTTTTAAAAATTTACCGATTTAATATCCTATATACAAAATTAATGCGGCTATTAATAATAAAACTCCTTCACCACCATCACCACCTTTCATTTTTTTACCCATATTTATATAATATAAAAATAAAAAATTGTTGTGTGAGTTATTGATATAATATATATTATATGATTAACTCGTATGTGTTATTTATTTCTTTTTAGCAACAGTTGATTTAGTAGGTGCGACTTGTTCAGTTGATTTTTTTGTAGTTTTCTTTGCTGGAGGAGGAGTTGGAGGACGTTCGTCTTCTTCATCTTCTTCTTCATCATTTTCTTCTTCATCATCATCTAATTCATCTTTTACTTGAACAGGTTCATCGTCACTATCTTCTACAGTATTTGAATAACCTTGTTTGCTATCACTATCATCTTCATCATCCATAGAAGCAGTCTTACGAATTGGTTTACTATCATTTTCATCATCAATGAAAGCATAGTCTGGAATACCAGCTGGACGATATAGTTTAATTTGGACTAAATCAAACTTTAAGCCAGCACTTTTACCTTGGAATGAAGCAGCTTTTAATTTTAATATAGCAACAGCTTCAGTTCCTTTGACGAAAGCAGTTTCAAAGTCATTGACTTCTTTACCACTTTCATCATAAGCTTTAATGATGAATTTATTTTCCCAAGTAACAACGTGTGCTTTAAATGTTGGTGGATATTTATCAGTTACTTGTTTAGTTTGTTTATCTTTAGCATATTTGATTAAATCACGAATATAAGTATCAGGGTCATTTTCAATACTTTTACGAACGGTTTCACTTGGCTTGCCAAACCAAGTAATAGCATTTTTAATACCATTATCTATCATACATTGTTGTAGATTACTTAAGAAATCAAAGAATTCAGCAGTGCGTGGGTTATATTCATCTGGTTTATTTTTGTTATAACCTGATAATGAGAAGTCAACAGAATATTTGACTTTGTCTGGATTAGTAGTATCAACCCATTTACCAAGACCATAAGGTAATCTCATACGAGGAGTTTGAATGAAGAAATCTTGACCAGCGTATTTAACTCGGCTTGAGCGGCCGCCATATTTGTTTGCTACAGGTTCGCTAAATGTGAACTTAGTAAAATCTACATTATTAGCACGATAAATATTTCCGGATTGAGTGTTCATATTGTTTGCGTTAAAGGAAGACATCTTAATTGTTTGTTTTCAATACGTCATAAAACTTTAAATAATTTTTAATCAAATTTTTGCAAATTTTTTATAATAATCAAATTATACAATAATATAATACGATTATTAGAGTATTTTATTGAGCTGAACTAGCAGTAGTTGCTGAAGCAGCATTTGAAGTGAAGTGGCGTGAAATATAACGTTGTAAGTTGAAATAAGTGAAACCAGTTGAAGCATCAACATCTTGTAATTTACCTAAGATACCACCTAATTTAGTATCTGGGACAAAACTACGACGATTTTCCTTAACTTGTAAATTATGTTCACGAATGTAGTTATTAATTTGCTTAGTAACAACATTACGAGACATCTTAGTTCCGTGTGCGACACCTAAGAAATCACATAAATTATCTGAAATACTTGTTGGAATTTGGAAGCCTGATGGAGCACGCTTTTGACCATCACCACCATTTTGACGGCGAGCACGTTTAGCAGCTAAGCGAGCATTAGCACGAGCCATTTCACGACTTTCACGAGTATAGCATTTAACAGCACGACGTAAGGTTGCTAACCAAGTTTTTTGAGTTTCCATTAAAGCTTCAGCTTGACTAACTAAAGTTTGGAATAAAACTTCAACTGATTGTGGTTGTTCTTCATGTGATTGTTCACCTGAAGCTTGTGGAGCAGGAGTAGTTGGTGCTGCTGCTTGTTGAGTAGATTCTTCCTTCTTTGCTGAAGGAGCACGAGCCTTCTTTTCTTTAGCTGGTGCTGCTGCTTGTTGTACTGGTGCTGGAGTAGCAGGTGCTGCTTGTTGAGCTGGAGCAGGAGAAGCATCAGTCTTCTTTGAAGGAGCACGTGCTTTCTTTTCTGGAGCAGTAGTTGTTGCTGCTGCTTGTTGTGCTGGAGCTGGAGTAGCTGGAGCAGATTGTTGGGTTTGAGCTGGAGTTGCTTGTGGAGCAGGAGTAGATTTTTTAGCCATTTTGAGTGTTTCTATAACCAATTTTATATATGAAATCTTTAAGTATATATTACGTATATTCGTCATATATATTTTAAAAATACGCAAAAATTAATTTGAAAATGCGACGCCCGCCATTCCACTCATTATTCTTAACAAATTATAATTTACTGCGTAATAATGTAATACTCTCGCACTTGAACCAGTATTAATTTCTAAAGTTCCATTATCAATTCTACTAAAATTACAAGTTCCACTTGGTTGATGTTCTTCTGGATTTAATGCGAAACTATATACATAAAATCCACCTAATGGCTTACTATTTGTTGATGGATCACTAGCTTGTTGATTATGTCCACCTGTATGATGTTGATATGGTTGAACAAGACGG